ATGGTGGCGGGGTCAGTCACGCTGATATTGGCTTCCGTATCGCCGCCGCTGAAGGTGAAAACAGACTTCACCTTGTTCCACGCATTGGCGACCCTTGGCGAAGTGGCCGATATTGTTCTTGCCGCTTTCAGTCAGTGGCAGCAGATCGGCGCTTTGATCGAGAGCATTCGGCTAGGTGCCAAGCGCGATATTGACGACGCTATTGATGAAACCGCAGCCCGCGCCATCGTTGATGCCATCGTCTGGCCGTCCGCGCAGGTGCAGCCATGAAGCGCGTCGAAGTCTATGAGGCCAAGGACGGTTCGCTTCATAAGGATTTGGGCCGGGCTTATGCCAGCGAGCTTCATGGTTTGCTACCAAAATCTGAAGTCAACCCGAACGCCAAGGTTCTCGACTGGAACGATTGCCTGCACATCGTTGAGCAGGTCGAGATCGTTGCCCCACTTCTCATCAACTATCTGGAAAAACGAGACCAAAAATGAGCGACGATATTACCAGCGAAGCCCAGACCATTGCCGTTGGCCAATTGCGCGCCTTCATTGAGCGCATCGAACGCCTCGGGGAAGAAAAGAAAACGCTCGGTGACGATATCAAGGAAGTCTACGCCGAGCTGAAGGGCAGCGGCTTCGACAGCAAAGTCGTGCGCACCATCATTCGTCTGCGCAAGAAAGAAGACTACGAGCGTCAGGAGGAGGAAGCCATGCTTCAGCTCTATATGGACGCGCTAGGGATGGGATGACGGACGGCCACGTTAATTCGTGGCGGCGGGGCAAATCCGGCAAGATGTAACCCGCCCGACAGCACCTGAAGATAACCGTCGCATCCGGCCCTTTCGGGCAAGCGGCTTGTGACAGATTCTTCGAGACACGTACATATGAACATTCTAACGAACTTCACCGCCGTTGATCCTGTTTCTCCGCCTGCCGCCTATATCGGTGGCAAGCGCCAGCTTGCGCGGCTGATCGGGGAGCGGATCGCAGCGGTGCCGCACTCTTTATATGCAGAGCCGTTTGTCGGCATGGGCGGTGTATTCTTCCGGCGTACCGTCGCACCACGGGCCGAGTTCATCAATGACCGCTCGGGCGACGTGGTGAACCTGTTTCGCATTCTTCAGCGCCACTATCCTCAGTTCATGGATACGCTGCGCTTCCAGATCACCAGCCGCCGCGAGTTCGAGCGCCTGAAGGCAAGCGATCCGGCCACGCTCACCGATCTGGAACGCGCTGCACGCTTCCTTTATCTCCAGCGCCTGACCTTTGGCGGCAAGGTCGCTGGCCGCTCGTTCGGTGTGAATCGGGATACCGGCTCCCGTTTCAATCTGACGACGCTCGCGCCCTTGCTTCAGGACGTGCATGAGCGCCTTGCATCCGTGGTGATTGAGAATCTCGACTGGCAAGTGTTCATTGACCGGTACGACCGGCCAGAAACGCTGTTCTATCTTGACCCGCCATATTGGGGAACCGAGGACTATTACGGCAAGGAACTCTTCAGCCAGGATCAATACGAGGTCATGGCCGAGCGCCTTGCTCGCCTGTCAGGCCGGTTCATTCTGTCGATCAATGATGTGCCGGAAATCCGTTCGATCTTTTCCGCGTTCAGGATTGAGAATGTGGCGCTTACCTATACGGCTGGCGGCGGCAAGGGAAAGCCAGTGCGGGAAGTGTAGGGGGGTAATACCTTCTGGACATATCCGAAAGCACTCCAAGCGCGGACAACCGTTTGGTTGAAAAGAGAAAATCGCCAATTCACACCGCTGCGGCTCGTGGACAGCGATGCGAAAATGGCTTCAAAAATTGGGCCAGAACGCGCATTCTCCATCATTAACAGAGCATTCTGATTGCAAAAGAGATGAATAATCGCGTTGCGTCACTCATTCGCGTTAGAACCGCAGCGTAGCCGGCTTTTTCGAGGAATTGGGGCGAACCTAGTACAGCGGCACTGGGGCGCTTGACGTCAATTTCTACCTGTTCCCAGACGAATGCTATTCAAAAAGGTCCGCCAATTTGGCGGACCTTGACGTAGTTTGTCGAACCTCGATTAAGCTTTTGACTTACAACAACTTTTAGAAACTTGACGTTCCGTGACGGCGCGAGCGAGGTCCGACACAGAAAAACTAGGGTGAAGCGTTAGAAATGACGCGAGAACGGGGCTGGCCTAACGGCGTCAAGGTTGCCGTAGAACGAGCATTACCTGTCCGATGGGCGCAAGTTCGTCTGCCCGATCTGGGCCGAATGTTTCGGGCGGATAGCCAGCCACTTCATTGTCTGACACAAGGTCAAGATTGCCATCGATGCGCCACATAGCACGTTTGACCTTGATGCCGGGGCCAGCTCGGAAAACGAAAACCATCTCGTCTTCGATTTCGATTTTGCTGCGATCCACAACGAGCAGAGAGCCGCCCGGTATTGTGGGTAGCATACTGTCACCTCTCGATTCGAGAACTATGCAGGCATTCGGATTGGCTCCAACGTCACGCAAAAAGGAACGTGCAATCGATATGGCCTCTTCTGCCTTTTCGTTGGTAGGTATTATTCCATCTCCAGCAGCTGCCTGAACGTCATAGCGAGGGATTGCAACTAAATTTGTCGACTGCATTGACGCCGATTCGCCCAATTGGGAATTTTTACGCTTTTTAGGAACCTCTCCAGACACAAGCTCTTCGACAGTTGATCCAATAGCTTGCGCTATTTTCCACGCATTGATGCCATTTGGCGAAGACCGAAGCGCTACATATTTATTGAGCGTGCTTGTTGGAATTCCTGTCTTTTCAGACATGACACCAGATTTCCCGCCCATCTGAATGGCATCTCTGATGCGCTCTCGAAACGCCAACTCGTGCGCGTCAATTTCTTCCACAACGACTCCATGAAATTCCCGATTAGGCATTGACGGAATGCCTAATTGGGAATATCCCTATTTTATGCGAACCACTTTGGTGCTTCGCATTTGTGACCAAATGACCCTTAAAAAGCGGGCGTTGCAGCGCCCGCTTCCAAAGCGGAGTTTCGCTATGAGTAAGAAAAAGCCGATCATGGACTGGGAGGCCATCAAGGCCGAAGTCCACCGCCGCCGCATGACGCTGACCGAACTGGCGGTTCGGTCTGGCCTGCATCCTTCCATTTTGCGGAAGGTGAAAACCATGCCCCATTATCCGGGACAGGAAGCGCTTGCTGCGTTCATCAACCAGAAGCCTGAAAACCTCTGGCCGGATCGTTACCCAAAGAAAAGCTCCGGCATTCTGGATACTACGAAATGGCCCCGGTTAGAAAGTCAAAAATCTAACGCCGCTTTTGACAGGAAGGCCGCGTGATGACCGGCCCATTGTCAAAACTCATCCGCGTTTCTGACAACGCCACTGCCGCTGATGCGGTTTTCTTCTGGGTCGCGATAGCAATTATCCTTGCCGTGATGTTCTCGGCACAGGTGGCATTCATTGCAGCTTTCATAGTGAGGGCAGCATGACCAAGCATGTTGTTATTGGCTTGCCGGAAGTCGTCAAACCTGTTTTCCGGTATATCAAGCTCTCTGACATCGATATTCCTGAAGATCGCGCTCGTGAACTGGATATGGATTGGGCGCAGGCGCTCGCTTCCATGATCGCCGCACGGGGGCTGATCAATCCAATCACTGTGCGCATGGTTGATGGCCGTCCTCGTCTGGTTACGGGTTTGCACCGTTATACTGGGGTTGGCCTGCTTGAATGGGAAACCATTCCAGCGCGGATTTCTAACGCCGCCGCCGACGATGAAGCGCGTCTTGAAGAGGTGATGGAAAATCTCGGTCGCAATGAACTCAAGGTGCTGGACCGCTGCCATCATCTATATGAACTGAAACAGGTATATGAGCGGCTTTATCCTGAAGCGAAGCGTGGTGGCGACCGTGGCAACCAGCACACAGGTGGCAAACGGCAAAAATTGCCACTTGCCAAACCAGATGAGCAACAGCCCGAGATATTCGGCTTTACTGTTGCCACCGCCGAAAAGACCGGCCTTTCTGAGCGTGCCATTCGCCTTGCTGTAAAAATCTGGAAAGACCTCGCGGCTGTTTCGCGTCAACGTTGTGCCGGAACGTGGATCGCCGATCATCAGGCCGGATTGAAGCTGCTTTCCGAACAGTCGCATACCGAGCAAGCAAAAATTCTCGACCTTCTTTTCAGTAGCCCGCCAAAGGCGACCAGTGTGCAGGATGCAATGTCCATTCTTGCCAATGGTAGCACGAAGACGGCCACAGAAAAGAAAGTCGAAACGGTCAAGAATACGCTCAAGGCCCTTCCTGAAGCTGTGGTCGCGTCCGTTGTTGATGAGCGCCTCGCGGAAATGCGCCAGAGCATAGACGTGTTGAGCAGGTTCTTCGCCAAGCTCGAAGACGCCGAACTGGACAAGGTTGTCGAGCAGCATGAAGAGCGCATTGTAGCGTCCCTCAAGCGCCGGGGCGTCATTTGACCATGTCCCGCCGCCGCGACCCCCTCACCAAAGACCTGTTTAGCTGGGAGCCGCCGAAAGTGGCTGTCGGATACAGCGCGGACGTGATCGGTCGCGGGCGGCTCGACAGCAAGATTGCGCGCCTCATTTCCCATGCCCTTCGCGATGCCCGCGAGGAACAGGGGCTGACGCGCGAAACCATAGCGCAGAAGATTAGCGATTTTCTCGGTCGCGAGGTCACTTCCGCCACGCTCTACAAATGGACTTCTGAAGGCTCGGAATCGCACCGTATTCCTCTGGATGCCTTCATAGCCCTCGTCCATGCGACCGGCGCGAAAGACCTTCTTGGCTTCGTTCCCGGCGAATTCGGTCTGACCGTGATCGAAGACGAATATGCCGACCTGATTGAAGAGCGCCTTCTAGAAGATCATCGCGAGGAAGTGGACGCGCGCATTCGTGCGCTTGCGGCCCGCAGAAAGGCAAGACGATGAAAGAGTGGTTCACAGCCGGAGAACTGGCGAAGATTGCCGATGAACGGGGCATCACCAGCTTTCCTCGCTCGGAACGCAGTGTCCAGCGTCATGCGAAAGATCATGGCTGGAACGAAATGCCGGTTAGCTTGTGTCGCGTTCGTGGAGGCCGCGAAGGTGGCGGCGGTCGTGAATATCATCGCTCGCTTCTGCCGGATGTGATGCAGGACATCATCGACGGCCTTGAAATCAAGTCCGTCCTGATTGCCGCACAGGAGCGCCGCACAGAGATTGAACAGCGCAAAATCGCTCAACTTTCGGTCACGTCACTGCGTTTCCGTCAGCGTCAGGCAATGGAAGCGCGTGGCGAAATCCTGACGGCCATCGACCGCTATAATGTCATGATGGGTGGTTGGGGGCGCCGAAAGGCTATTCTGGATTTCGTTCAAGCGCAGGAAGAGCATGCCGAACGCAAGATCGCGTTAGCGAAAGTTGAAAACGGCGAGGCTTTGACAGGCCGCGAACGTACACTGCTTGAGCGGGTTTCCCTTCTTGTCGATCCGAATGGCTTTGGTTTGCTGGAAGATACACTGCGCCTTGCGAATGACCGGGCTGGTGGTGATTTTCGCATCAGCCGCGCCACGATCTACGCTTGGTTTAGTCAGCGTGATGCAAGTGGTATCGTCGCTTTGGCTCCGGCTCTGACCAAGATTGAAGAGCCTGTTACCGAAGAGTTCAAGGCGTTTCTAACGTTTTACGCCAAGCCGGGGAAGCCAGCCGCCAGCGAAGCGTTGAAGGACTATCGCAAGGTCAATCCAGCAACGACGCTCACCATTGAAAAAGTTCGCTACACCTTGCGGACCAAGCTCAACGATATTGAGAAGAATGTCGGGCGTGAAGGTCTTCTGACACTGCGCTCCCGCATGGCCTATATTCAGCGTTCGACCGAAAACCTGTTTCCGACCACCATATACACGGCGGACGGCAAGACGTTCGACGCCGAGGTGGCGCATCCGGTGACGGGAAAGGCGTTCAAGCCGGAAATCACGTCCATTCTGGACGTGGCGACCCGCAAATGTGTCGGCTTTTCCATTGCGCTGAAGGAAAACGTCATTTCGGTGACGGAAGCCCTCCGCAAATCCTGTGTCAGCCATGGCATTCCGGCGATTTTCTATACCGACCGTGGGCCGGGCTATAAGAACAAGACGTTCGATGCCGATGTGAACGGTCTGATGGGCCGTCTTTCCATCACGAAAATGCACGCCCTGCCGTATAACTCGCAGGCCAAGGGCATCATTGAGCGTTTCAACGGAACGGTCTGGAACCCGCTCGCCCAGAAGCTGCCGACCTATCTTGGTGCGCCGATGGATAAGGAAGCGGCCAAGCTGGCGCACCGGGCCACCCGGCAGGAACTGAAGCTGTTCGGCGCATCGCGCCTGTTGCCTTCATGGGAAGACTTCCGCGCCATGTGCGGTGAGGCGATTGCCGAATACAACTCCACACCACATCGCGGCCTGCCGCGTTTCATGGATGAGGTGAGCGGAAAGTATCGCCATTATTCGCCCGACGAGTTTTGGGCGCAGCATGTGAGGGACGGCTTTGAGCCTGTTTCGGTTGCCGCTGATGAAATTGACGATCTCTTCCGCCCATACGAAATCCGTGTCGCTCGCCGTAGCCTCGTTGAATGGAACAACAACCAGTATTTCCACCCGGCGCTGGAAGCCTATCACGGCGAACAGGTCATGGTTGGGTACGATTTTGATGAAGCTCGTTTCGTCTGGGTGCGCGAGATCGACCGTGAGGAAGGTCAGCCCGGCGCGCTGATCTGCGTTGCCGACTTTACCGGCAACAAACAGGACTATGTGCCGAAGACATTCCAGCAGGCTGCGGAAGAAAAGCGCCGCCAGGGTCGTATCAAGCGCGCCGGGGCCAAGCTGCGCGATGCCGAGCAGGAATTTATCACGCCGTTTCTCATCGACCAGCCAGCCAATGACGCGATGCCGATCATCGACATCACGCCTGAACTGGTCCCAGCCTCTAACGTGGAAAAGTTTTCTGATTATCAGAAACCGGCTCAAGCCGATCAGCAGCCCAAGCGTCGCACCTTCGCATCCGATGAAGAGCTTGCGGCTTGGGCGATCCAGAACCCCGAGAGTTTAACAAGTAATCAGGTTCGCGTCTTGCGCGGGTGCTTACAGCAGCCGTCCGCAATTGAACTCTTCCGATTGTCAGGCATCGACGTGGACACGCTTCGAAACATCATCCGTGCCGCTGCCTGACAACCTCAACACACGAAGGAAAATACGCATGAAAAACCAGTTTGTCGAGACAGCCAATGTGAAGCGCTTTTTGGGTGCGTTGTCCGCGCTTGAACAGCGTGGCGCGCAGGAAGCTTGTCTCGTCGTCATTGATGGTCAGCCGGGACTTGGCAAGACCACAACATTGAAGCACTGGGTAGCGCAGAATGGGTGTGTGTATCTGCGCGCCAAGAAAGAATGGTCGCCAAGCTGGTTCATGAATGAACTCTTGGAAAATCTGCGCGTGACGCCGCCGCATTCATTCCCGAAAAAATACGCCAAAGCGTTAGAGGAACACACGCTCGTCACTCATATCGGGTTTCAGATGATGAAGACGGGTGGCCGGACTGCCAAGCTTGGCGAGAACCTCGCCCAGGAGCATGACATCTCGATCAGCACCTTCAAGCAATCCGTCTATGGCGGCGACACGCCGATTATCGAGTTTGATGCGTGGAACAACATCTATCGCATCAATGGCGCAGACGTCTGGCCGCGTTAATTGCGCGACCTTTCCCTGATTTTCTAACGGAGACACATTATAATGGCTGAAAAGACCGAACTATCCGGCGTCCGCGCCAAGCTGAAAGCCCATAAGGACGCCAATTCCGGTGAACGCACCATCACATTGAGCGAAAGCGGCATTTCCTGCACGGTTCCCAACTTTATCAATCACGGCCTCTGGATGAGGGCGCAGCGCGTTGCCAAGGGGGATACGCCGAAAGCGCAGGCGGCTTTCGTCTGCGAAGTTGTTCGCTTTGAAGGGGAAAAACTCACGCTGACCGATCTGGCTGAACTGGTTTCGTCCGGTGACACACTCCAGCTCATCGGTGAAATCTTTGGCGGCAAGGACGACAACTCCGAGGGGGAGCTGGGAAACGTTCTGAACTAACCTTGTCGCATCCCTCCCAACATATCTTCCTTATTGAAAAGGGATGGGATCATGATAGGTTGCAGGCCATGGATGTTGAAGAGTTCCTGTTCTGGTATGAAGAAACAGTAGAACTCGAAGAGGCAAAGGCCGAAGCCATCCGCAAAGCCACTGCCGATAAATGACCGGACATCATGTCCGTTCATTTTAAATCTTAGAAAATGCGACCTCTGGTGGGTATTCCGACCGGAGGTTTTTTATGCGCTTTGCGATGATTTTTGAGGGCATCGACCGCGCAACCAAGGTCATGAACAAAGTCATGGCTGCGGAAAAGAAAACTGCTGCCGCCGTCAAAGCTGGTTCAAAGGCCACACAGTCAGCCGCCGACAAGGCTACAAAAGCCACCCAGAAACAGACATCAGCCCTTGGCAAACTGGGTTCCGTTGCGCGCGGCGTGTATAATGGCGTCGCCAGCGGTGCGCGGCGGGCCTATACCGCTGTCGTTGCTGGTGTGCGCGCTGCCGGTCGAGCAACTGTCGCACTGCATAAGCAGACTGTGGCGCTTGGGAAGAGCGGTTTCAGGCAGATTCGGGATGGCTCAGCAAAAACATTCCGGGGACTGGCGCTGGCCGCTGGCGTTGCTACCGCAGCTTTTGGTGTTTCGGCCTTAGCAGCCAACCAACTCGTTGATACGGCTGCACAGTTCGAAAAATTCCAAACAATTCTTGAAACGACTGAAGGATCGAGTGCCAAAGCAAAAGCTGCAATGGCATGGGTGACGGATTTTGCTGCAAAAACACCGTATGAATTGGATCAGGTCATGCAGAGCTTCGTGGCACTGCGGTCAATGGGGCTTGATCCGACCAAAGGTTTGATGCGTGATTTGGGCGATGCTTCGGCGGCAATGGGCGTTCCGATGCTTCAGGCAGTTGAAGCTATGAAAGATGCCGTGACAGGCGAAAACGAACGCCTCAAGGAACTGGGCATTATTTCGTCCAAGTCCGGCGATGTTATTGAATATAGCTATGTGACCCTTGATGGCCAAAGCAAAACCGTCAAAGCCATGAAGGGCGATGCAGCCGGCATTCAGAAGGCGATTAGCGGGATTTTCAGCGAGAAGTATGGCGGTGCCATGGATAAGCTTTCCCGAACATGGGAGGGCATGATCTCCAACATTGGTGATATTTGGCTGCAATTCAAGCTCGCAATTATGAATGCGGGCCTATTCGACTGGATGAAGAGTAAGCTTCAGCTCATTCTGGATACGATCAATCAGTTACAGGACAGCGGTGAGTTAGACAAATGGGCCGCATATATCGGCCAAAACATTCGGTTTGTATTGGAAACAGCTTGGAATTTTGCCGTCAAAGTCTACGGCATCCTCCAGCAGCTCGGCACCTATCTGGTTGCAGCAAAGGATTATGTCGGTTCCTGGGAGCGGCTTGCTGCCATTCTGGGCGCGTTAGCATTTGCGCCGGTCCTGATCTCTACGGCGGCTGGCATCGTCCAGATCGCGATGGGCATCACCATGTTGAGCGCGGCCCTGATGGCAAACCCGATTGTGCTTCTGGTCATGGCTATCGTCGCTGCCGCCGCCGCGATCTATATCTATTGGGGGCCGATCAAGGAATTCTTCATCGGGCTTTGGAACTCGATTGCAGCCGGTGCGTCGGCGCTTTGGGAAAAGCTGAAAAGCCTGCTCGGCTTCGACCCGCTGTCGGTTTTGAAAACAGCCTTTTCATGGTCGCCTGTCGGTCTGATCGTACAGAATTGGGACGGCATTTCCAGTGCAGTTTCGGCTGCGGTTCAAAATGCGTTTCAGGCTGTTGACGGTGTATGGGCCTCAATCAAGTCGGTTTTCGATTGGGTGCCGACCGAAACGATCACCGCTGCATGGGCTGGAATTTCTGACACCATCGGTGGCTTGATCGACGGGGCGACGGCGCGTGTCGCCAATGCATGGAACAAGGTGAAGTCAGTGTTCACTTTCAGCGGCGGCGATACGGAAGCCAATATCAGTGTGACTGACCCGGCCACCATTCAGGCGGCACAGAGGGCGACCGCAGCGCTCAAAACCGATATGCAGGCGGTTGCCGCCATTGATACCGCTCCTGCCATGGGAAAGCTTGCGGCGCTGGAAACCTCGGCGCAACAGGTTGGCGCATCGGTCACATCATCCATCCGGCAGGCTGAAGCCTTCCTGAATAATGTCAGCTTCTATAATCAGGGTGTCTCCCTGATGGACACCATGGCGGCAGGCATTCGGGCGCGAGCGGCAGTCGTGACGGCGGAAATCCAGAAGATGGCGCAGGCGGTTCGCGATCACCTTCCGTCATCTCCTGCCAAGGTCGGGCCGCTTTCTGACATTCACAAGCTGAAATTTGCCGAGACCATTGCATCGTCAATCAGGCCCGCGCCGATGGTCAAGGCCATGCGCGGGGCGGCGGCTGCAACGCTCGCTGCGGCGAGCATCACAGGCGTAACCGTTCCTGTCTCGGCCCAGCCCGTGGCGGGTGCTGCGGTTCGTTCGGAGGTGGCGGCGCGCAGCCAGTCTGCATCCATCGCTCAATCACAATCCGGTGGCGGGCTTCATATCGAATATAAGCCGACACTCAGCCTGTCTGGTGATGCTCAATCAGCAAAGGCCGATCTCAAAAAAGAGCTTTCCGCTCATGCTCGCCACATCGCCAATCTGGTTGATGAAGAGCAGCGCAAACGAAGCCGGAGAAAGCCATGATTTATCTTTTCGGCTCCATCCCGTTAGGAATTGCACCTCTGACCGGCCCGACTGCGCATTCCTATGATCGCGCAGCCACATTCGCGCAGCATGCGCCGACGCGGGGCAAGCCGGCGTTGCAGGAGATTGGCGAGGAACTGGATCGCAAGGAGTTCAGCTTTTTCTTTTCCGAAGAATTTTGCACACCGGCAACCGAACTGGCGAAGCTGGAAGCCGCCTTCGCTCTGAAGTCGCCGCTTCCTCTGGTTCTCGGCAACGGCGTCTTTAACGGCAAGCGTTATGTGGTGGACAGCCTGTCCATCACCATTGTCAAAACCAGTCTGGTAGGCGTTCCGGTGCGGATTGAGGCGACAATCACGCTTCTGGAAGATCCAATTGCCGGAGGCTTGTTCTCGCTCATCACGTCCATCGCCAAATCCCGCGCCCCGGCTATTTCCAAGGGGGCTGCTCAAAATCCGCAGGTGAAGAAATGAGCGCAAAGCTGACAGGCGACTATTTCGATCATGTGACTGTCACCGGCGACCGCTGGGACTTGCTCGCCTATCGCTATTATGGCGACCAGTACAAGCAGACGGTGCTGATCGAAGCCAATCGCGATCTCTTCCTTGATGCGCTTGCCGTGCCGCCGCTTGTTCTGCCGCATGGCATCACGCTCAAAATCCCGGTCATTGCCGAAGAGGCCAGCAATACAGACCTGTTGCCGCCGTGGAAGCGCAACAATCCCGTTTATGGAGCCTGATATATGGACGAACGACTGATTTCCACACTTAGATTGCTGGCCTTTTTAGCGGGCAGTGTTGTCGCCGCAATTGCAGCAATGATCGTGTTGCTCCTGATTTCGATCTTCCGCGATATCGGCTTGCCCACGGCCTTCACCATTCAATTCGTGGCCGGATTGCTCGGCGGCGCTTGGTCGATCTGGAAGTTTGCCTGATGGCGACGAAACCCTATTTCTCGCTGATCTATCAGGGCGTCGATATTTCGTCCGAAATGGACCCGCAAACCACGTCGATCAGTTATACCGACAAGCATCACGGCGAGATGGATGAAATCGAAGTTGAGGTGCAGGACAAGGATGGTCGCTGGAAGGGCGAATGGTGTCCCGAACCCGGCGACGTGATGAACCTGACCATCTTTGACGGCAAAGGCGGCGTACTGCCTTGCGGCGATTTTGAAATGGATGAGCCAGAAGCAAGCGGCAGTCGTGACGGCGATATCATGACCATTCGCGGCCTCGCCGCACCGATCTCGAAGCCGCTGCGTACCGAAAAGACCCGTGCCTTTGAAAAGCAATCCCTGCGTGCCATTGTCAGCAAAGTGACTGGCGAAAATGGCCTGTCGCTGGAAGGCGATATTGAGAATCTCAATTTCGAGCGTGTGACCCAGCGCCGGGAACGGGATCTCGAATTTCTAACGCGGCTGGCTGAGGACACCGGGCATTATTTTACGGTCAAGGGCAAGCGGGCAATCTTCACCTCGTTCAAGTCGGTCGATGGCCGCGCCGCAGCGCTTGCAATCAGCCATGGCCAGATCGGAACAATGCTTCTGGATTATCGCTTGAAATTCCAGACTGCCGAGACCTATTCAAAGGCGAGCGTCAGCTATCTGGATGCAAACAAGAAAGAACCGATCAAGTCAGAGGAAGCGGACGCCCAGGTCAAAACCGGCGACACGTTAAAAATCTCTGGCGAGCGCACCGAAAGCCCCGCCAATGCCAAGGCGCTGGCGAAATCCCGCCTGCATTTCAAGAACCGGAAAAGCCGATCCGGCTCTATCTCGCTTGTGGGCGATGTGCGCGTTCTGGCAGGCATAACCGTCGATATGACCGACTTTGGGAAATATTCCGGCAAATACCTGATCGACACATCCACCCACCGAATGAGCCGGGACGGCTATACATCAGAAGCGGAGATTATCGATGCGCGCGGGAAATGAATTTAGCTCCAACAGTTCGAACAAGCGCGGGATCGTGGTTGACCGTGACCCGAAGAAGATGCGGGTCAAGGTTCAGTTCGTTGATGAGGACGAAACGGTTTCCTTCTGGGTCGACGTGCTGGCAAAATCGTCCGGCAAGACCAAAAGCTTCCTGATGCCGGATGTTGACGATGAAGTCTGGTGCGCTGTCGATATGAAGGGCGAAGACGGCTGCGTCATCGGCTCCAAATATAATGACAAGGACGCGCCGCCTTTCAGCGGCAATGACGACATGGGTGCAACCTTTCCGGGGGGCTCAATCCATGTTGACCGTGAAACCGGCGCGATCACCATCAACACTTCCGGTGAGATTTCTATCACCGGCGCAAGCGGACACCTGAAATAATGCCGCGTATCGTTCGTCTTGGTGACACATCCTCCCACGGCGGCACGGTGATTTCGTCCGCTTCGAAATGGCAGTGCGAAGGCGCGTTGATTGCCCGGAAAGGCGATCTGCATTCCTGTCCGATTCCCGGCCATGGGGTGACGGCCATTGTTTCAGGATCAGGGAAATACCAATGCGAAGGCGCACCGATTGCGCGTGAAGGAGATACATGCGGATGCGGCGCGGCTCTCATCTCTGGCGCGTCGAAGTGGGAATGCGAATAGGCAGACTTGCCTTTGCTGGTTATTCCGGCTAATTTTGACACACTTCCAGCAATGACCGGACATGATGTCCGGTCATTTTTGTATGTGCCGCTCGATAGCTTAGCGGCATGATCGACAAAGACAAAATCCGCCATCGCCATTGGTCCCTGAAGGTAAGCCGCATAGACCCGGAAACGGGCATTGCCGACGACACCTACGGCGCTATCGTCACCGCCATTGACGATCTCAATCAGTCGATTGCCAACATCATCATGACGCCGAAACGTTCGGTTCCGACCGAACCGGAAAAGGGATGCGATGTGGAAGGTGCAATCGACAAGCATCCTGACATCGGCATTCCGCTTTTGACCCGCGAAATCTGGGACGCGCTCACGATCTGGGAGCCGCGCATCGTGGTTGAGAAGGTCGAACTGGTTCTGGCGCAGTTTTCGCATTTCAGGACGCGGGTGTTCTGGCGTCCGGTCGAAAGCGTGATTGCCGATCAATATATGACGGAGGTTCAGTATAATGGCTGATCCCGTCAAAAGGACGCTTGAACAGCTTCGCGCCAATGGTGCGCCAGACTTTTTCGAGCGCGATCCGTCCAAGCTGAAGGCACTCTTTAAACAGGTCTTTGAGGAAGTTTCAGGCCGTACCCTATATCCCGCCCAGACGGAAATGTTTCTGATCGAAGTCGCCAGTTATGCGCTTTCGATCTTGCATGAAGCGGCACAGACCGCCACGCTCCAGAATACCGCTGTTTTTGCCGACGGCGTTCATCTTGAAAATCGCGGCACCAATGTTTCCACCTTCCGGCTTCTGGCGCAGCCCGCCACGACCGATATCCGCTTTGAACTGACACAGGTTCGACTGATCGACGTTGCGGTTCCGAAAGGCACACGCGTGGCTTCCGGCACGGCTGTCATCTTCGCCACCGATGCCGATCTGATCATTCCGGCTGGAATGACGGCAGGCGTCGTTCGTGCAACAGCGCAGACGCCGGGAGCTGCATTTAACGGCCTCGGCGTGGGTGTGGTTTCTGACCTGCTTGATCCGGTTGCCTATGTCGCCAGCGCCCGCAATGTCACCACCATTGCGGGCGGCACGGATGATGAAGAGCTGGAGCGCTTCCGCCTTCGCGTAGTCAATGCGCTGTTCACAATTGCCAAGACCGGCCCGCGCAATGGCTATCGCGAACACGTCATGGCCGTCGATCCCGAAATTGTCGATGTTGCTCCCATCCGCCCGGAGCCGGGATACATTCACATCTATCCGCTCATGAAAACAGGCCAGCCGAGCGCTGCGCTGAAGGACGCTGTGCTTGCCTATCTCGATCCAGAGACGCTTCGCGCTATGGGCGACTACGTCACAGTCCATAATCCTGTCCGTGTGGGTTTCAGCTTCACATTGACCGTGCGGTCGTTAGAAGCTGTTGCCGGTCTTGAGGATTTGGCGCGGGCGACGGCGGAAACAGCCTTCTATCCGTGGACACAGGAACTTGGCGCACAAGTCGCGCCGTCCGTCATCGTTGCAGCCGTCAAAGCGCTTCCCGGCGTGACCGATGTCTATCTTGAAGGGCTGGAGTTCACCGATCTGCCGGAAACCCATTATGCCGGACTGGATGAACTGACAATCGTTCTGGAGGTCCGGGCGAATGTCTGATCCGTTCATCCCGCTTGAGCTTGTGCCTCCCGGCGTCAACGACCGGCGCTCGCGTGATTTCGTCAATGCCTTGAGTGCGGTTCTGGCTGGCTTCCAACCATCGGCGCTGATGATTCAGGATGCATGGACGGTTCCGGCCTCCTTGCTACCGACCATGATTGTCGAGGCGGGTTTGTCCGAATTTGTGTCGGTCAATATGCGTGAAGACTTGCTCCGATCGTTGATCGCCCATGCACCTGAAATTCATGCTCGCACCGGCACGGTGCGCGGCGTCAAGCTGGCGTTAGAAGCAATCGGCATTTCGGCCCGCTGGACGCAATGGTGGCAGGAAGAACCGAAAGCCCATCACAACACGCATAAGATTGTGCTGTTTCTGTCGGATACCGTCATCAACGGCCATGCGCCGCTTGATCTTGCCAATCAGCGCGCAGCCGCCCGTGTCATCAATGCGACCAAGCGTTGGTCGCAGGATATTGCCATCCAGTACGGCCTGCGCGGCCTGTCTACCCTGTATGCCGGTGCTGCCTCGCGGCGCGGTCGTACGGTGCGCATCAACGCGCCGCAGCTCGGCTCCGACAGTTTCATCATTCCTTCCTATGCGGGAACCGGCGCACGTGCCGTTCGTGAAATCCGCATCAACGCCTTATCCACTTCCGAGGTTTGACTATGGCGCAGAACTATTTTTCCATTGTCACCAACATTGGTCGCAATAAGCTGGCCTTGAGCGCTGCCGGTGGCGCGGCGGTGACAATCACGCATTTTGCCATTGGTGATGGCAATGGTGCTGAGGTCAATCCGACTGCGGCCAGCACCGCACTCGTTAGAGAAGTCTGGCGAACGCCGGTCGAGAGCGTTGTGATCGATCCGCTCAACCCGTCTGCCGTGCTGGTTACATCCATCATTCCGACATCTGTTGGCGGCTGGTGGATGCGCGAGTTTGGCATTTTCGACGTGGACGGCGATATGGTCGCGGTCGCCAAGCCAGTTTCGCAATACAAGCCGACCGCCTTGGAAGGCCAGCTCGAAGATATCCGATACGAGTTCCAGATCATCATTGGTGAAACCGCCAATGTCACGATGCTAGTCGATCCTTCTGTTTTGCTGGCGAGCCGTGCATGGGTTGAAAGCCGAAAAGTGCCGGTGGTGCAGCTTTCTCTAACGCCGTGGGTGCCGGTCAAGTCCATGACGATCACTGCACCGCCTGCCAATCCGGCAGCTTGGGACACTTATATTATTCCTGTGGGTGCTACCGGCGCATGGACCGGACATGCACAGAAACTCGCCGAGTGGAACGGGCAGGCATGGAATATCACAGCTCCGAAAGACGGCCACGGCATCGGATTGCCGGATGGACGTGTTTTCATCCGCATTGGCGGCGTTTATGTTGAATGGCTTGCCAGCCGTGATTGGGTTAGCACCCGGAAGACACCTATCGGACAGCTCAATAGTCTGCCTTGGCTTCCAGTCAAAAGCATTACGTTGACAGCTCCTCCAACAACGCCGAGCGAAGGCGATATCTATGTCGTGGCGGCGGGAGCTACCGGCGCGTGGGCTGGAAAAGCCGGACAGATTGCGGAGTGGTCATCGGCAGCGTGGAGGTTTAGCGCTCCTTCAGACGGTCACGGCGTAAGCCTGCCAGACGGTCGCATTTTCGAGCGGATCGGCGGTGCATATGTCGAGAAAGTCGCTATCGACGCTCAGTCAGGCAAATGGAACTATGCAGTGGCTGCTGGCTCGGCCAATGCGCTTACCATCGGCCTTGACCCTGTTCTTTCAGCGTATACGGCGGGCACTGTCGTTTTCGTGAAAATAACCACGACGAATACGGGTGCCTCAACGCTCAAGATCGGGTCGCTCGCAGCGCTTCCTATCGTTCATGATGACGGAAGCGCACTGAATGCGGGTGATTTACTTGCTGGTTCTATCGCCGCACTCGTATGCGACGGAAACCGGTTCATTTTCGCAAATGCACAGCGTGGTCGCCTGATTGGTGTGCAAAAATTCGCTGGGATCGGCGCGTGGACATACACACCAACACCGGGAACGCAATCTGTTGTCGTTGAAGTGCAAGGTGGCGGTGGCGCAGGCGGCGGCACAAGGGAAACCGGCGCGGGATATGTATCAGTCGGGTCGGGCGGAGCATCTGGAGGCTACGCTCGCAGCCAAATTACCAGCGGCTTTGCTGGCGTTACCGTGACCGTCGGCGCGGGAGGTAGTCCGGTCAACGGCGGCAATGGCGGAAATGGCGGTGCCTCGTCCTTTGGTAGCTTCCTTTCGGCCAGTGGCGGTGGCGGCGGTGCGACTGCTGGCCCAACGGGTGCGCCTTGGCTCACGGGCGGAGGATGGCCGGGCAATGGAACCGGCGGCAACATCGAAAATTCTCCGGGCGCTCCGGGTGGTGTGTCTTTGTCGCTAACGACAGGAGCCGCAAATTTTGGCGCTCCCGGTGGTTCATCGCGCTTTAGTGGCGGCGGTTCACCTCGTTCTGGCGGCGGTGCCGGTGTCGATGCGTCAGGTTTTGGCGGAGGTGGTGGCGGAACGGCAAGTGGACAAAACTGGGCGTCTCTTCCAGGCGGGGCTGGGGCGGCAGGGCTAGTGATCATCTGGGAGTACGCATGATGTGGGCCAATATTGTTGAAAAAGTTGTCGTTGAACTTACCGACATCGATCCCAAAGGGCGCTTTCATGAATCGTTCGTTTGGGTGAAATGCCCGGACAACGTCCGTCAGGGTTGGCAATATGACGGCAAGAATTTCACCGCTCCGGCTGGTGAAGCCGCGCCGTCCTTTGCTTCCGTCAAAGAAGCTTTGAAGGTGTCGGTTGATGTTGCTGCGGAAGCGGAACGTCTGAACTACATCACTCCCGGTGTAGGTCAGACAATGACTTATCAGCAGAAGGTGGTGGAGGCGCAGGCATTCAAAGCGGCATCCAATCCGAAAGCCGCTGATTATCCAATCCTTTCATCGGAAGTTGGCATTACAGCGGAAACTCTTGGCGAAGTTGCCGACATTGTACTCGCTGCTTTTGCACAGTGGCAGCAAATCGGCGCAATGATCGAAAGCATTCGCCTCGGTGCCAAGCGTGACATCGATGCGGCGGAAGATGAAGCCTTAGCCCGAGCTATCGTTGATGCCATCGTCTGGCCGTCCGCACAGGTGCAGGCATGAAACGTGTCGAAGTCTACGAGGCTAAAGACGGCTCACTTCATAAAGATTTGGAACGGGCCTATGCCAGCGAGCTTCATGCCTTGCTGCCGAAATCAGCAACAAATCCGAACGCCCAAATTATCGACTGGAACGATTGCCTGCGCATCGTTGAGCATGTCGAGATCATTGCGCCACTGCTCATCACCTATCTGGAAAAACGAGACCAAAAATGAGCGACGATATTACCAGCGAAGCCCAGACCATTGCTGTCGGCCAGTTACGCGCTTTCATCGAACGCATTGAACGCCTTGAGGAAGAGAAGAAAACCATCGGCGAAGATATCAAGGAAGTCTACGCCGAGCTGAAGGGCAGCGGCTTCGACAGCAAAGTCGTGCGCACCATCATTCGTCTGCGCAAGAAGGAGGACTACGAGCGTCAGGAGGAGGAAGCCATGCTTCAGCTCTATATGGACGCGTTAGGGATGGGATGACGGACGGCCACGTTAATTCGTGGCGGCGGGGCAAATCCGGCAAGATGTAACCCGCCCGACAGCACCTCAAGATAACCGTCGCATCCGGCCCTTTCGGGTAAGCGGCTTGTGACAGATTCTTTGAGACACGTACAT